GAGTTGCATTTACTCCACTTACTTGCATAGTATAACTAGCTTGTCCATTTACTACTGATATAGCATCACAAACTTGAAAGTTTCCTATTGTGGGTGCTGTTCCTATATAACTCATTAATTATTCCTTTGGATATTTATTTTTAATTGTTTGTCTTAAAGTTTGTAAATTTTCTAATGTTTCTCCACCATCTAATAAAGCATGAATACAATCTTCTATTTTAGGATATTCAGCTTGTCTATTTCTTTTCCATTCTTCAGCATCATACTCTGCTTGTAACTCTACCATTTTAGCTTCTATGTCAGCTTTAGAAATAGGTGTTGTTCCATTTAACCAAGTAATTTGATTAATGTCATTTTCATTAATTGTAAATTCTGCACTTGAGTTTATTTTTAATATTGCTTTTGTTATCATTATCCTGCTATCTCCATAAGTGTTAAAGTAGATGTTGCTGAAATTCCTTCAACATTATTAACAATTGTTTTATTGATTGTAAATGATCTATTATCATAACCACCAGCTCTTAACTTGTAAGTAGTAGCACTTGTTGTTGATGGAGAATCAAGATAACTTTGATTTGCAATTTTTAAAGTATAAGTGCTATTCGAATCCATTCCAACAGATGATGTTCCTTTTCCCCTTGAACCACTAGTGTCTGCAATAAAAATATTACTGCCACCTCTATCAATATTAATATAAGCCATAGCTGAACCACCAGAATTTTGACCCATGTGAACTGTGAACATAACTAAAACTTTATTACTTGAAGAACTTGGAGTGATAGATGCAGATAATCCTGTAACATCACTTAGTGTTCCTGTTGCTAAAGTAAAATCTTGTGTGTCGGTTTTAGTTGCTTGAACAACTTGCAAAACCTTACCACCTACACCACTAGGTAAAGTAATTGTATTTGATGATAAATCTAAAGTTGATGTAAGTTTAGCAACAGAAATACTGCCATCTGTAATATCGTTTGCAGTAAGTGGAACATTAGTTGGTTTTGCACCTATAAAAGCCATTTAACTAACTCCTATGTTATTTCCATTATTGATAATGTAGAATCTATCTTTGCAGAAACAGAACAATCAATTTTTAAAATATCTGTTGTTTGAAGAACAACTTTTCCACCTGATAATAATTCTAAAGAACTTCCAGCTGGTATGCTTACATTTTCTGCAAGTTTAACTGTTTCGTTTGTTTCTGTGTCAGAAGTATCTGAAACTAATTGAACATCTACTGTTACAGCAGTTGTGTGAATGTTGCAAAGTATTAAGCCAAGAACTACAGAGGTTGTTGAACTTGGAACTGTGTAAAGTGTGTCAGGAGTTCCTGAAGAACTCGGCATAGCACCATTTGTTTTTACTTTAAATGTATTAGCCATATCTTTATCCTAGTGCGATTGCTAGAGCAACAGCCTGAGGGTCTGCCTCTAAACTTGTTACTTCTGTTGTTGTTAAGTTTGCGTCATTTGTACTCGTATTTATGTAAAAAGGCAAGTTAATCCATGCACTCCCATCATAAATTTTTGGTTGCCAAGCAGTTGCAGTTGTCGTGTCAATCCAAATCATTCCTGATTGTGGAGAACTAGGTGCTGAACTTCCTGAGTTTTGACTACCTAATGAAACTAAAGCATTATTTAAGTCTGCTCTAAAATTTGGAAAAGATTGGTTTGCTATGTTTAAATCGTGTTGTGCCATAATTTCTTATACTCCTTTTAAAAGCCTTTTGCAATAAAATCAAATGTTCTTGATACATTTGTTCCACCTGAATTTTTAAACAAAATATCAAAACCATTAATAGTTTTGTTGGATACAGTAAAGAAGTCGCCTGTGTTTGCATCTTCCATTGTAATTCCTAGTGCATAATTAACAGTTTTATATGGATTTGTAAATGTTACAGTTTTAGTTCCAGCACCAGATACAATATCATTACCACTAAATATTCTATCTTGCATATCTATTGAAACTGATACTGCTGACACAACAGGAGTAGATGCTAAATCTCTTGAAATTAAAACAACTCTAAATTTAAAATATCTAGCTGTGTAATCTCCAATAACAAATGATCTAAAAGAAGTATAAGTTACATTGTCATCTGATGTTGCTATTTCTAAGTGTGCATTAGCATTAGCTGGTGTATCTCCATCAAAGTTAGAATTTGTGCTATCAAATAATCCTATTCTATTATCAAACAAGTCATCAGGATTGTCAGAAGATTGAGATAAACTTGCAGTAATTCTAGCAGTATGTTTAGCACCTATATCAATAACATCTGAAAATTCATAATTACCACTAGCAAAGAAGTCTGCATTTGCTACACCTGAATCAAAAAATCTACTAACTTCTGTATCAAAATCTCCACTAGCAGAATCAAATAATTCAGAAGAATCTAATCTTAATGTGCTATCAGATACTAATACATTTGTTTTAGTACCATCAAAGTCAGGGTGTTCTGATTGTGTGGCAATAGCATTAAAATTAGTAATACCTACAACATTAGAAATAATTGCAGTTGCATTAGAACTAAAGTTTCCTAATTTATCTACAGCTTTTATTAAGTAAGTACCTTGTCTAGCTGGTACAGATATTGAAGTTGCTGGTCGTGATATTTTTTCTACTAATGCTACTGAATCTGCCCAAGTTCCTGTACCATCTGTTTTATCGCTAAATCTTAATTGATAATATGCTAAATCTAAATCTCCAATTTGTGTCCAACCCAAGTGTGCTTCTTGTCCTACGATATTGCATGAGAAATCTTGGACATCTTCTGGTGGTTCTACTGCACCAATAATAGTTCTTTGTGCAGATACATAGCTAGAAGATACACCTAAAGTATTTACAGCTTTAACTCTTACATCATAGACACTTTGGTCAATTACATTTAAAACTCTGTGATTTAATCCTGAGCCTTGTGCATAAATAATAAAATCTGAATCTGTGCTTAATTTATATTCTACTTGGTAATAATCAATAAAGCTATCAGGAGAAGCACCTATTGATACATCTAAAGCTACAATTACAGTTCCATCATTATATTCAATTAAGGTATCATCTAAGGTTACACTTGCTGGTGGTTGGATAGTAAATGGATTAGGTAAATTAGTTGTTGGTGTTGCTGTTGCTTGTGTTTTAGTTGCCCAAGTATAATGACTATCTTGATGTTCTACTAAAGATAAACCAACAGTAAAATCTTCGTTAAAAGTTATTCCAAGAACTCTAAATGGTTTAGCAGAAAAACCTAAAGAAGAATGTGTAATATTAACTATATCGCCAATCGCTAAATCATAAGCATCTAAACTAACTGTAATACCTAAAGATAATGCTTCTCTACTTCTTCTGAGTATTACTTCTGCCATTTCTTCTGCTTGATATTGTGAAGTTATTGTTGTGAAATTAAATCTACCCTCTAATAAAAAACCACCATCAGCAGTTTTCATTGTTGCGTGTTGATCTGCACTTGGTAATCCTGAATCGTCAATAGGTGGCCATTGAATTTCATTAACTTGATAATTTCTATCTGGGTCAACAAAGCCAACTATAACTCTATTATATTTTTCGTTTTTATCAGGAGTTGTTAAACTATATCCACCTATAATATCATCTTCTGTTAATGTAATACTTGCAGTTCCTGTTGTTTCAATAACTAAACTATATTTACCAGCACTATATGGAAGATAGCCTCTGCAACCTTTTATAAGTTCTCTAACATTAGTTAAGATATTTTTTGAAGTATCTAATGCAGTATTAATATCAAAAATATTTATATCACTACCACCTGAATATGGTGTTACTTGTGTTGTACAAACAACTGAGGCATCATAAAAACTTTGTAAATCTATTTCGCTTGTTGTTAAACCTTTTCCATATCTAGTATTAGTTAAGTAATCTAATAAACACCATGCTGGATTTGTTGAATATGCTGGAGTTTGAGCAACTAAACTTGAATTATAAGCTACAACTTTTTTACCTTGTATTTTAGCTTGTACTTTTGGAATACCAGAAAAAGCATCTTGATTCCATTTAAACCTAATCGCTAAATAACATAAGCCAGATAATTTATGATTACTTCCCCAAGATGATAATGTTGAAAGTAATGATGATGATGATTGACCATCAGTTCCATAATGAGGCTCTACTCTAATTAAACTTTCTGCACTTGAACCCTCAACATTTGGGTCAGCTTTATAAAAATTACTATCTCCACTATCTACTTCTATTGCTGTACCATCTGAAAAACTAGATGCAAATGTAACTACTTTATCATCTACTCTTATTTCTTCTATATCGTTTATTTCTCCCTCTGCCATAACGATAGCCATGTATAAGTAAGTGTTATCTGTACCAGAAGTTTCCATAAACACTCTAGTACCCCCTGTAAGTCTTTCTCCATAAATTACAGGAATATTTGCATCATTAGATTGTTTATTAACTAATAATCCTCTTTCAAAATCATCAAATGAGTTAGTTCCAAAATCTTCTATTTCAGGAACTTTTGGTCTTAATATCCAAGATAAAAATAGACTAATGCCTAATGCAACAAAAGGATTAACTCCAAATACTTTTAAAACAGGAGAAGCAATTTTTTTAACAAATTTTTTCCAACCCATTATGCTCTACCCCACTTAATATCTAATACAGTTTGAGAACTAAAATCCATTCCAACATCTGTACTAAAGAATCTTTGTTGTGATACATTGTTTGTTTTACGACCATTCTTTTTTTCAAAATCAGCCCAATGAGAAACTATTGATAAACCAACTGTACTATCTTTTTCTGATTCTTGTATTCCAAAACTTTCTATATGACCTTTATATAAAAGAAATGGGTCAGAAATTAATGTATTAGAATCATTTAAAAAACCTCTATAAATATCTACTGTATCATTAGTAACATTTTCATTTAAAACTAAAGATATAAATGTTTGATCTGCACCTGATAAAGTTAAATTTACACTAGCTTTGGTTAAATCTGTCTGTTCACTATGTTCAGATATACCCATAATAAAATCACTAGCTGAATAAGTAACTGATGAGCCTGATACTGATGATGTTAGATCAAATGAGCAATCTGTTATATTAACAGGAGTAGCAAAACCAATACTTATAAGATGAACAGGGCGAATATCATTTGTCGCTAATTCGTTCTTTACTTCTGTTGTTAGGCTTCTCGTCATATTGTTCGTAAGTTGTTTGAGTTACACTTTCTGTACCTTTTAACATAGTATATTCAAATTTGCTATTAGGTTTCTTGTATTCTTTAAGATCGTTAATACTAGCATCTATTTGATCTTCATTGACAATAACTTCGGCAATAAAATCGGCAGTTATCTTATGGGTTATTTTATATTTTTTCACTATAGAGATTCTTCTACATCAAATTCAAATTGATACAACAAAGCACCATCTTTAGCAGTTCCAACTACACCAAACTCTTGAATATCATTTGTTAAATGTACTGTAAATGGAACATTATCATAAGTTACTATAGAATCATCTGCTAATGCTGTAAGTAAAGGTGGCTCAATAGTTACTGTTGAAGCATTACTAGAAGCCTGAACATCTGCTACAATCATATATACTTTTGAATGACTAGCAAACTTAATAAAATCTCCTGACTTAAATGCGTGTGGATTATCATTGTGGTGTCCGTCCATAGCAATCGTTGTATCTCCTACTGCGTGAACTCCATTAACTCTTACTGTACCTGTTTCATTACCTCTAGCATCTTCTACTTCTGGTGGGATTATTGTAAAGTTTTCTTTGCCTGATCTTTGTTTAACTATAAAAGCCATTAAATCTCCATATACATCTGATCTAGTTCCTGTGATAATTCTAACTGTAAAAGCCCATCTTTGATTATCTATTTGTCTAGCAAGTTTCTTACCAGATACAGTTTTTGAAATAATAGTATTTTGAATAGACCTTATTCCTAAAGATTCAAACTTTGCAGAAGATATTGGAAAAGCACCTGACATTAGATTAAGTTTTTACTCCCTCTTTCATTAACTGCGTTATTAATTAATTGTGTAATAGTTCCTCTTGATCTTACAAGTAATTCTTCAAAGCCAGAAGCATCTACTGTGTTGATATTAAAATTAACTGTTGTAGCACCACCCCCTGTGCCTCTAGCATTTTGTGTTATTTGTCCTGTTTGATTTGGTACAAACATTTCTGGCCCATTTTCTCCAACTACATATGGTTGTCCTTTTGATACTGCACCACCTTTAGCCATACCAAAAAAACCTTTTAGTGAGCCTAATCCTGATAATGCATTTGATGTACTTAACATAGCTTGTTTTTGTTTTTCTCTTGTTATTAATTTTTCAATAGCAAGTTCGACACTTTTTCTAGCAAGAACTTCAATTAAAGCACTTAATATTTTAACCCCTAATTGCTGTGCCATTTTCTTAAATGATTCTGATAATTTTTCTCCTAATATTACTGATCTAGCAAACACATCTGAAAAAGTTTTTATTCCTTTATTTAAACCCTCTCCTATTGTTGCACCAATAGTAGTTAATTTAACTTGCATAGTTCCTAATGCGTCAGAATTTGTTTGTTTTAAAGTAGTAAAAATATCTTGATAATTTCTCTTTATAGCTTCTGATAAAGTTTCTAATTTAGCATTATTTTTAATAAGAACATTATCAGTTCCTCTACCTCTATCTGGTATTTCTAATTGTATTGGGTCTATAATTCCAGCAAGTCTTAAATATTCTTTTGTTTTTTCTATTAATCTTCCCATGTTAATTAATAATATTGAAATACCACCTATTAATAAATTTTTTCTTGTTGCTTTATTAAATGCTAACATTGATACTGTTGCTAGTCTTATTGCTGGAGCTAAATTTAAAAAAAATGTTATTAATTTAAAAGCTAAAAATAATTTAACTGCTTCAGTAATTAGTTTTATATTTTCTTGAAAAAATTTTAAAACACTTGCTGTTCCTTGAATTGCCTTACTTAATCCTGTGCCAATAGTTTGTGCAAATTCATTTATTGTTTTTCTATTGGTTTCAACAGTTGATTTTAAATCTCCTAAATTTTCTTTTAAAGCACCAAAAAAACCTTTAGATACTTCCACTTGGAAAAGAAAGAAAGCATCTTTAATATTAGATATTGTTCCAAATAATGTTTGTGCAAGTTCATCTGTTAATTGACCATACTCTCCCCCTGTACCAAATGCTTTTCTTAAATTTACTATAGATTCTTTTACACTTGCTTTTTGACCCTCTTTAAAACCAGCCATAGCTTTAACACCTCTTTCTCTAAAGAGTTCTGCACTACCTATACCAGCACTAAATGATCTTTGTATTTGTAATGAAGCTAAAGCAAAATCATTACCTAAAAGAGTTGCTGTATTTCCTGTAATTTTTAATAGTTCCTCAAAAGATACTCCATTTGCTTCTGCTTGTTTTCTAACAGTTGCAAGTGCAGTAATACCTTGTTGAATATTTTTAAGTTCAAATGGTGTACCTGATGCAAAATCAGTTACTTCTTTTAATGCTTTCTTACCCTCTCTAGCTGAACCAAATAATGCTTTTAATTGTACTCCAAGATTTTCTATCTGTATTCCAGCATCTACAAATCCTTTAATAACAACTCCAGCACCTAAACCTATAAAAGCATTTCTTAAATTAAATACAGATTGTTTAACTTTAGATAAATTACTTTGAACATTATTTAATGCTTGTTTCGATCTATCTTTTGCTACTATGTCTATATTGAGTTTTTGTGCCATTATTTTAAATTCCTTGCTTCTGCTAGTGATTGATTTGTTTTATACTGATCTGACTCTTTTTTCAAGTAGGCTAACCAAAGATTATAATGGCTAACAGGCATATCAAGAACTTGTTGGATTGTGATGTGTAATCTATCGGCAACAACTAAAAGCGACCTAACCTCAGGGTCGCTATCTACTTTTTTTCGGCTTCCTCAAAGCTAGTATCTGCAAGTATCTTATTTGAGATTGTTGCAATAACATTTGAGTCTGCTTTTTTTCTAAGTGCAAATTTATCTTCTGGGCTAAAGGCTTTAACCATTTCGCCTTTATCATTCTTAACTAATAACTTCATTATAAGTAAATCAACAAGGACAGTTAAGTCTTGAAAATTACTAGATTTCTTAAAGATAATGTTTTTTTCTTCAAGGGTTAATGGCTCTGAATAGAATACACTAGCGTTACCATGCTCGTCTTTCCACTCCTCAACTTCAATAGTGATAGTTTTAAGAGTTTCAAAATGAGATTTAACTCTATCAATAA